ACAGCCTGCCATGTCTCAAGGTATCCTATCCACCCATTACGGCCCATCAACATCGGCTAGGGTTTTCTGAATACCGCTCTTCGCTACATGTAGAATGCCCGGTTGCTATGCATCGACTTGGCCTCGCTATCGTCCCACGTGGACATTGGCCCCGCTTACACTTGCTTCCAGACATTCAGTTGTCAAGGTACTTTCCGCGCTATGGGCTGTTATCACCTCCGGGTGTGTTGCTGTTCTTTTGAACACCCTAAGCATACCACACCAACTACAAGAGTCAAGCGTTTTTGTAGTCAAAAATAATTGTTTTTCGTATTTATTTTTATATATTTTTTGTAGGCGGTTATTTGTCGTAATCTTTTGAATTATCAGAATTGTTTTAAAAGCATGCTTGGTTCGTTGGCCGGGCAGGGCTCAAAAACTGTGCTTGGTCATGAACTTGAACAAAAATCGCGCACCATGTAACTCACCCTTCATTTCTTTCATTCAAAATCTCAGTTCCCAATTACAAGGTTCGATTGTATAATGACTACAAGAGGAGGAGGACCCCATGCTTACTGAATTGATGAAACATCATCCAGATTTCCAAGTATTGCCACTTGACCTGCAAGAGATTTTCTTGTCACTCGCTAAGGCATTTCAGGAGAACATTGATAATACATACGACCTAGCTCCAACGGAACTTCAGAACGACCTCAACATCGGAAACCGTGACCTGTGGCAGGACTTTCTACAGTTAGAACCCGTTGAACAGTACATCAAGAATCAGTCCAGACTTTTGACCAAGGTAGCCCATAGGAAGTCGATTCGGTATCTGCAAAAGGAAATGCAGAAGGGCAGTATTCAAGCCAGTCGAGAATTGAAGGAACTATCTGGTATCATGGAACGCCAAGACGACAACACCGTTATTGTCCTACATCACGTCCCTAGACCTAGACCTGAGGAGGCTCCAGTTCAATGAACATGCCAAACCCATATCAACAACCTACCGGCGGGGGCTTGCCGTTAGAACAACCACAACCGCAACCACAACCGCAACCGCAGTTTCTCGATACAGATGCAATTACGTCTCTTGTCGGCAACCAGTTTCATGACGTGCAAGGCGAACCGCAGTATGACGAAACAATCGCTTCAGTTCTTACACGAATACAATCTCTTTTAGCTATGGGAGACAATGTGAACATCGACGTGCAGACGAAAGGTGTTTACCAGTTGGCTCAAGCCGCGCACTACTTGGCCCAGGCATCTGTTCAAGAAGGTCAGCATGTGCCAGCTTCCATCAATTTGCGTATGGAAAGTATGAAGATGGAAAACGAGCAACAGCAACAACAGCACCAGCAACACCTCGCCGTTATAGATCAGCAACATCGGCACCAACTCGAAAAACAACTAAACGATGCGAGAGTTGCCCAGTTAAAACATGCCGCGTTGTTGAATGAGTTTAAGACTGATATGCAACATAATCAAGGCGTGGCGGGGGAGACAGCACCCGCGCAGGCGGCACCCGGTAACGAGTAAGGCAGTCCTGCCATTTATAAATCACCACACACCACATCACCACAAGCACCATCGACAACACTGGCTATGGTAGCTAATCTATCCCAGTTCCCATAGCCAGTTCGCATAGGAGCTATAGCCAATGTCAAATTGCCAACATTGCAAAATGGGCAAACTACAAAAACAACAGCATTCTAGCTACACGAAATGTGATAATTGTGGTGCCATCCAGTTAACTTATGTACCACAAAATTATCAAACAGCTTTACATGAAGTACCCTACATCGTAGCACCAAACGGACGTAAAAAAGTTCAAATCATCGGTTGCTTCGGCGGGTACGGGTCCGGCAAGTCTCGCGACTCTCTAGCTGAGATATTCATTAGGGCACTGGAGAACCCGAAAGGTACCGGACTACTTACAGCGCCTACCTTGTCCCAGTTAAAGCGCACGACCCTGAAGACGTTGTTTGAGGAGGTCATTCCTCCCCAGTTCATTGAAAGCTACAACAAGAGCGACATGGAAATTAAGCTGATCAACGGTTTCACATTTTTCTGTATTCCGTCTGACGATGAAGAAAAACTACGGTCCATCAATGCGGGAATCTGTCACATGGAGGAAGCCAGTGGAATCAAACGTACTATTTTCGACCAGATTCTTGTTCGATTGCGCGACTACAATGTGGACAATCGTTTATTCATGGTTTGTTCTAACCCTGATCTCGGATGGATTAGGGAAGTATTCGCAGAAAACATCAAACGCAAAGACCCGAGCCATCCTGAGTACCACGCGTATAATCCTTCTATCACTACCTTTATTTGGGCCACTCATCTTAATCATCACCTGCCGCCCGACTTTATAGCGATCAACAGCAAGAACAAACCCGATTGGTGGATTAAACGGTACCTGGAGGGTAGCTTCGACCATTCAGAAGGGATGGTCTACCCAGGTATTGTGTCGTGCTTCGTGGACTCGCTTGAATACGCAAGGCCAAACGACAAAGGCTGTGATCGGCATGGAATACCGAAAACATGGGAAAGATTCGTTACTTTAGACCACGGACTGCGCAACCCTACAGCGGTATACTTCAATGCCATCAATCCGGACCTGGGTGAGGTGTGGACGTATGACGAATATTATATGGCAAACACGCTTATACCTGAACATGCTAAGAATCTGCTACCACGAATACGGGAGATACCACATGGTCGAAACCGCTTCATGGTGGGCGACCCAAGCATTCAGAATAAGACTGATCCTATTAACGGTAAGAGTGTCCAGGGACTCTATCAAGAGTATGGCATGTTCTTTAACCCAGGGAACAACGCCATCGAAGCAGGCGTACTACGAGTCAACTCTTATATTGAACGTGGTAAGTGGAAGATTTTTAGAGATAAATGCCCAAACTTGTGTAAAGAGGCAATAAACTACAAGTTCAAAGATGTGTCAATGGATGATGCACACAAGAACCTGCACGAGCGGCCTGTGAAAGCGAAGGACCACGGCATGGACTCCATTCGCTACGGATTCATGCGTTTGCCTGACGACCCAGACATGCTAAAACTTGTAGCCTTTGAACCTCCGTCGCAGTATACTGGTGTAAGGGAAGTCGATTCAGAGTGGCATACAAGCGATTTCAGGGAGCATTCAGGAAGGGCATGGGAGTCATATGGGTACTAAGAAAGTTATTGCTGTAGACTTTGATGGCACAATTGCCGTCACCAGGTATCCTGAGATTGTGTCGATGATTCCGCAGGCAAAGATTTATCTTCGCAAGTGGCGGAAGCAAGGTCACATCATCGTTTTGTGGACGTGTCGTGAAGGACCGACACTACGCGATGCCGTCAATTTCTGTGAAAAGGAAGGTATTTTATTCGACGTGGTGAACGATCATCACACCAGTTTTACCGACCAGTACAAGAACAACCCGCGCAAAATCGGCTGTGACATTATGATTGATGACAAGTTCCCAATGAACATCGAAATGCAATGGGAACTGGTGAATAACATGCTGAAAGGATGATTAACGTGGCAACCAAAAAGAAATGGGTCCAGGGCGCAATCAAACGACCGGGCGCACTTCACAAAGCACTCGGCGTTCCGCAAGGTAAGAAAATCCCAGACGACAAGTTAAACGCCGCCGCCAAAAAGAAAGGCCGTGTCGGGCAAGAAGCACGTCTCGCCAAAACCTTGAAAGGCATGAACCGTAAGGGAGGTAGGAAAAAGTGAAAAAGAAGCGCAAACCAGCTATTGAGATCATCATTGGTCCTTTGAAAAAAGATAAAAAGACTATGACAAAGCCGAAAAGGAAGAAATAGTAATGACCAGACCGAAAACGTCACCGTACAACGTTTTTTATACGGACGGCCAATATTTTACATATGATTTGACACGACAGGAATTCGAGGACTTGTGCGAGACTGTTGTGTCCGGTTCACCTTGTTTTGTCAGCTTCGGTGTCATTGTAACCAAGGACATTCGTACTATTGTCGAAAAGAAACCTGAACCACCACGACCGCGACCTACACAGCCTGCACTCCCGACGGATGTAGATGAAGAAACGCGTCAATGGCTACAGGAAAACTTGAGCGAGTTCTACATGGGAAAGGATGTGGACTACGGTGAAAACAATTGAAGATGAATGGAAAGAGATAAAGCCGAAAGGCAAGCAAAAAGAACCGAATTCGCAAGCCTACATGGACAACCGCGAGAACGCCGCCGCCGACGTTGAAAAGTATTGGATGCGGTTCTTAATCGCGGAGTCTGCGGTCTCTAAAATTCACGACAAATGGACAGAAATTGACAAATTTGATCGGGGCGAACAATGGAAAGACCTGAACATTCCACCGTGGGTGCCAAAACCCGTCACCAATTACATCCGGTACGTGCGAACGATGAAGCGGGCCAGTCTCGCCAGCGGTATTGCACAGCCGAATTTCACACCGCTTCATGAGGACGATGTAGAGATTGTACGATTGCTTCAGTTGGCGAACAACCATGTGTGGGAAGATATACATGTGGACCGTCTTGTCCGGCATTGCATAGACCGGGCACTCCTTCAAGGCACTGCCATCGCCTACATCTACACTGACGACAATGTAATTGCCGGGAAATATTACAAGGAGAAAGACCCCCGCAACCAATTGTACCAGGGCGATATTCGAGTGAAACGTTGGCCTGTGGAAAACTTCTTCCCAGACCCGGATGCATACCGGCTGGAGGACTGTAAGTGGATTGATACGACTGAAATTGTGGCACTTCGGAACGTGCAGAACAACCCAGCTTTCATCAAATACTGTAAAGAGCAAGGTACCTTCGATAAACTCATGAACTTGCCCATCAATGAACTTGAATATGATGATGACGCGTCTGGTACGATCTACGAGCGTGACTGGACACCAATGGAAACGCCGAAAATGTTGCCAGGTGACTACGTGGTGACGTTACATACGCACTGGGAACGCTACTATTACGAGGGAAAGTGGCACCTGCGTGTGACCTACTGGATGCGAAATACGGATTTCTTCTTGCTTCGACTCGAAGATGTCGAGCCAAATTGTTACCCATTCGCTGTTCTGTACGACGAGAAGGAAGAAAACACGTTCTGGGGTTTGGGTACAGCCCACGACATCATGGAAAATCAAAAAATTGTAAATAAACTACAGCAAACGGCCAGTATTCTCGGTGTTCTACACCAAAACCCACAAAAAGTGGTGTTGCGGGATTCCGGGATCAATCCGCAGGAAATGGCACGTACCGGAACTCTACCGGGCAAGGTTTGGCAGTCAAATATTCCGAACCCAGTCGAAACCATCAACCCGTTACCTATCCCACCTGAGCTTTTCACACTTGATGACCGGGTTCAGACGAACCTACGAGAAATGTCGGGCATCAATGAAGCGTATTCAGGGGCCAGTTCGGGGTCTTTAACTACATCGACAGGTGTGAGTGACCTAATTGAACGCGCCACCATGCGAGATCGGGACAAGATGATCCAAATCGACGACTTTGTGGAGCAAATTTGCCATCTTGTCGTCCTTCAGGTGCTGTATCGCTGGCGTACCAAGCGTACCATTGTCACCACGGCACCGAATGGGATGCCGAAGTACGACACCTGGACACCTGTTGAAAAGTTGACAGCGCAAAATATTGGCTGGCGCATTCGTTCGGATGTATACGCGAAGGCACCAACGACGCAGGCGCAACGCCGACAACAGGCCCAACAGCTTTTGACAACACAAGGACAGTTCCAGTTCAATCCTCCAGTCATTACACCGGAAGAATTCGTGAAGATGAACGAGTTCCAAGACCAGGAGGAAATTCTGCAACGCATGGAACGAGATCGCCAACAGCTAGAACAACAAAAAGCACAGAATCTGGAACAGCAAATTGTCCACGTGGCCGAAGCTATTCAAAATGCCAAGGGCAGAGGTATGTCTCAGGACGAAGTTCAGCAAATGGCAATGCAGATGGCACAACAACTTATCGGACAGGAACAACAGCAGGACGAAAAGAACGGAATCGGCAATGGAAGCCAGCCGCAGGCCACGCCACAACCGCCGCGCGGCGTCACCGGACAAGTGCAAATGGCGAATATGGCAAAGGGTATGTAACCGTGGTATAATAATGCTCCGGTTCACCGCGCAGAGCCGGATGGTCAATTCCCTACGGAAACCGCGTCCACGACGCGGTTTTTTGTTGTACTCAAAATTTTATTAAGTTTGTATTGCAGATGTAAAGATATTGAATTACAATGATGTCAAATACGGATGGGGATTCCGCAAAAACCCCAAACTCTCGCGACCCACGCGCAAAAAGGGATGGAGGACATAGACATGCCACCAGAAGAAGACCAAATGCCAGAAGATTTCAGTTCAGTCTTCCCAACTGACAATACCGATGAGTATGGCGATCCGTTGCCGCAGGAACCGACACCAACACCTGAACCTGAACCAGAGCCGACACCTGAACCTCAACCGGAGCCAGAGCCACAACCAACGCCAACACCTGAACCTGAACCTGAACCCGAACCGCAGAAGCCTGTACAGACATCAGAGCAGAATGCGAAGTTCGCGGAACAACGTCGGCAACAGCAGGTAGAAGAACGGGCGAAGCAACTTGCGGAAGAACGCTGGAAGCAGTCACCCGAATATCTGTTAGCACAGGAAATGGCAGGTACATACGGACTCACGGCTGAGCAGGCGTTGCAACAGGTTCGTGAACAGAAGCTGAAGCAGGAAGCTGAACAGAAGAACATACCGATTGAATTTCTTCGCCAGCGGCAGGAGCAAGATGCGCGTTATGCTGGCCTGCAAAAAGAAATGCAACAACTCAAGTCGAATGCCTGGGCACAACGTATTGGACTAGAACGTGAGCAAGTCAAACAACAGTTCGCCTTTCTCACTGACGACGACATGCAAGGTGCTATCAACTACATGTTATATGAGTTGAAAAATCCGGATGTTCCGTTTCAGCAAGTGGTGTATGCGGTTCACGGTCAGAAGATTATGGATGGCTTACGCGAATCGGCACGTCAAGAGGCTTTGGCAGAACTCGGTGGTCGTAAACCTAGTCCTATTCCACCACAAGGATCAACCATTAAAGAGGACAAAGTGATCCTAACCGACGAGGAGAAATACGTTGCTAAGGCACTTGGGGTTTCTAATGATGACTACGCTAAAAACAAGGAGTGAGACATGTGATCGAGTTCGCCTATACGCTTGACGGCGATACAAGTATGGTTCAGGACTTTAACGCCGCTGTAGCAGGTAACACGAATGCGACCAAGACAAGCGCAACCGCAGGCGCGTACACGCCAAAACCAGGCGATATTGTGACTTTGAATGATCAAGGCAACGCGGCTTTGGCACTCGAAGCAACGGTCACTGGTAAACAGTACCTGAATGCAACTACGGTCCTCGGTCTGTGTGAGGGAGGCAACTTCCGTGGTATCACCGAAGGTGGCACATACGCCGCAGTTACTGTGACGAACAATAGCGAATCGAATACGTTGGCAAAGGTTCATGTCACACCAACCGAAGTGTACCGGATTGACATGGTGCCGGGTGAATCTGCACCAGTTACCGGAAAAAGTTATTCAGTTTTGCTAGACGCAACCCACGGCGCACAATTGGACACGTCCGATCCGGTCGGCACCACACAGATCGCTGAAGTCGTTGGCTTTGATGCAGACGCAAACGTTGCCTTCATTCGATTCACAACACGCGATTTAGGCAACTGATAAAACTGATAAAGGGGGGACTATAGATGTTGCAATCGGGAAATTTTGGACGACTGTTGGAGCCTGGACTACGCAAAATCTTTTTCGACAGCTACCGCGAGTTACCGGAACAGTACAGCAAGGTGTTCCGTACAGAGACTTCCAACAAGGCTATCGAGACAGACTATCGGATGGGCGGCTTTGGTGAGTGGGAGAAGAAAGACTCGATGGGACAGGTCAAGTATCAAGAACCCACCAGCGGTCAATCTCTCCAGTACATCCACGAAGAGTTCGCTAGTGGATTCGTTGTCGAACGCAAGTTGATTGACGACGAAGAGTACCGCGAGATCAAGAAGATGCCAGCCGAACTTGCCAAGTCTGCACGTCGAACGGTTGAAGCCAAGTCAATCACAGTCCTTGCGAACGCGTTTACTGCAAACGGATACGATGGTGTACCTTTGATCAACGACGCACACCCGCGATTGGATAAGGGTATGGCGGTAGCGAACCAGGTTTCCGGCGCATTGACGGACCAAAATCTGAAGGACGCACTGGTTCTCGCCCGCGAACAAGTGGACGAGACTGGGATGCTCATTCAGATGCTTCCGAAACTGCTCGTGGTACACCACCAGTTGGAGTACACGGCCAAGACGATCATCGGATCAGCCAACCTGTCCCCGAATGGCGATGGTACACTAGCCGCTGGCGTATCGAACGCCGCAACCGACAAGAACGTGATCCAAAACGGCTTGCAAGTTGTGGTGCTTGATTACCTGCCTGCACTGGACAAGACCACAAACGCGCCTGCAACCAGTTCTACGACCGCTGGAAACACGGTATATCCGTGGTTCGTCTTAGACCCAACTGTGGCACAACTGAACTTCTTCTGGCGTAAGCGCCTGGAGTTCACGAACACAGAGGACTTCGATTCGATGCAAGCCAAGTACCGTGGCTACATGCGGTTCTCGTATGGCTACTCGGATTTCCGTGGCGTAATCGGTAGTCCTGGATATTGATTCTGACCGTTTGGTCAGACAGCCTCCTTACGAAAGTGAGGGGGCTGTTTTCGGAAAGGAAGACATTTATGGAAAGTTTTCTTCATCCCAGTGACCGAATTACAACAACGACACGCCAGGAACGCTTCCAATTGGAGCAGATTCGGTTGTTGACAGAAATTCGCGATCTGTTGAAACCACAGAAAAACTCTGGGGGCCGACCGAAAAAGGTAAAGGAGGAGTACACGCATGTCAACGAAAGTGAACGTAGTTCCGGATGAAAACGGAAATTTGCCATCATTTATGCAGGCTGGCCGTAACGCGCAAAATCCATTCAGTGGTTCGGCAACTGTTACAAAGAATTTCGTTACGCCACAGAATGCGTTTGTAATTGCAAATGACGGGGCAACCCCACTCACATTTACGATCAACGGGGACACATACACTGTCAATAGCGGAGGAGTTTTTGACGAAAACTTTGCGCCGTTCAGCTCAGTCACAGTCACAACGACTGTTGCGTTCCGTGCGTATACCTTGGGGTGATAACAAATGCTGTTTCCTGATATGATTGCGGCGATCAACCGACGCATTGACGACATAATTCCGCAGACAGATGCTATCGAGTACCTGAACGCAGGGTTACACGAAATGGAGATCGTCGCAAACGCTTCTTTTCCCGAACTCACGGGTACATCCACGGACACGTTCGTATTTCCCGAAAAGTATCATAATGTTCCAGTTATGTACGCCGTGGCAAAGTACCTTCAGTCAAACTTGCTTCTTCAGCAGGCTCAGGTGTTTATGCAGGAATATCAACAGCAACTCATGTACTTTGCGGAACGGTACACAGTACCACCGCAATACTGGGATACAGATACGTCACAACAGTTCGTCGCGCAAGACGGTCAATCTGCATTCGTGATTACGAACAATTCGTACACTCCGCAAAGCGGACGGCTGAAAGTGTTCTTGAACAATGTTCAAACGACAGACTTCCAAACACCATCACTCATGGTCACGAGTCCATCAACAGTCGTGACGACACTGACAACAACCAACGATCCATCAGGGTTCGTATTCAACCCGACGACGCCAATTAGTGCCGGATACAATGTGACGGCACAGTGGGAAGTTCACGACGTATTTGATGAACCGCCGTATGAATTCTGGACGTGGTAAAGGACGGTGATCTAAATGCCGCGCGAAAATCCAATGCCCAATGCCGGACAGCGCAAGCTGGAGGTTTACAACGACTTTTCAGGCGGTCTAAACTCGGAAACGTCGAATGAAAAGCTAAAAATCAATGAATCCCCAGTTTTTCAGAACATCGACATGAACGGGCGCGGATCCGCTCGGCGCAGGTACGGGCGCACAGCCGCCTTAACGACGTTTCCAACAGGCAACGCGCAAGGCGCATTTTTCTACTTTCGCGACGGCCAGAATAATCCAGATTTAATCTTGGCCGTCGCCGGAGAATTTTTTCTGGTTCATGCAACACCTGTTCAAGTAACAAACGAAGCACTATCCGGGTCCGGTGCGTCTTATACGGCGGCGAAACCGTACATTGCGGCGAACTCGCAGGTGGTAACTGTGAACGGAAATACTCAGGAGTACGTTCCAGACCCTTCGGAGGCACCTTTAGTTTCGGTTGTCGCGTCGTCAAATGGCACGATACCTGTTGGTACATACACGATTGGTTACACTTATACAGTTACGACTGATGGTAGCTACACAGAAACTAAAGTATCGC